GATTAATCTCATTTAAGATAACTGCCTTATCTTGATTAGCTATACCCTTTGCTAAATTTAGGTATTCTAAATCGAATACTTCCTCAAAAAGCTTTTTCTTATCCGAATTAGATTCTTGGATTAATCTCTTAATACCCTGACCGAACATAATTGAGTTCATGAATAACAGATAGGATAATCCTAGTTCTTTATTGATGGCATTCTGTAATTCATTCTTACCCTTGATATTAATAATCTCGGCATTTTTAATGATTATGAGTCTATCATTTCCCTTAGCACCATCCTCTAGGTAATCTTTGAATTTTTGACATCTGATTACCTTATAGGAATCTTGGTTTTTCTGAAAAAATACTTCTACCATGGTACCTTTATAATCTTTGGGTTGGTATTCTTTCCAGGTATTTACTTCAGATACTCCCTTTATGTTTTTCCCATATAATGCCCATACTAAGGCATTCAGTAGAGTTGATTTCCCAAAACCATTTGGGGCTTTGATAAGAACCGTACAATCTTGGTTTAATTGTAAACTGAAGGAATCTATAGAACAGAATCCCTGTATATTTAACCTTGTGAATGTTAACATGATTCAGCTTTGTTTAAAGTGTCAATTAAAAGTTGTTTCTTAGCATCATCTTTTATACCTTTTTCCCTTAGATACCTTTTTGCTAGAGTTTTCTTAGAAACTTGCTTAGTAATCTTATGGTTTGTATTTACTTGAATACTAGTTTTCTTGGGTAAAATGGTATAATAATTGCCATCATCCTTAATTTCATCTTCGGATTCAACATCTACGAATTTTGGAAATCCCTTTAGTTCTACAAATTCCATAGATAAATCCGAATAAAGTTTCCAATATCCCAGTTTACAATCTTTATCGGTTCTTCTCTGTTGATAAGGAGCACCAATCATATAAACCTTCTTTGATAATCTTTGTGGTTTATGTATATGCCCACATAACACCAAATCAAACTTATTTAAAGTGTTTACATTAAGATTTTCTACAGAACCTATTTCTCTCCCATCGGTATCTCTTGCTCCCGGATAATCAGTATGAAGCATAAGGATATTTTTCTTTTTAGGATTAAGTTTTATACTTTTTATATACTCTGATAAACCAATATTATTATCTATATAGGGTATCCCATAAACTACATGTTTATGATAGTTTAACCTAAAATGTTCATAATCTAATGAATAGAAAAGGTTAGGAAAAGCTTTAACAATAGCTTTATCATAGGATATAAATTCCCTATCACCTATTCTATGAATAACCGGGCTACCATGATTACCTGAGATAGTCAGTATTATAAAGTCTTTTTTAGATAATCTACTAAATACTTCCATAACCCTAGATAATAAATCTGGGGATATCTTATCAGAACTATGAAATAAATCCCCACAATGTAATAAAGGAACTCTCTCCTTTATACAAAGTTTTGATAACTTTATTAATACTTGGAAAGCTGTTTCAGTTCTACTAGTAAATTTACCATATTCTCCAATATGTAAATCTGAGATAACATAGGATATTACTTGCTTCCTTACTACCTTTCTATTCTTCTTAATACAGTCTCTTATATTATCCAAAGTAGTTCCCCATTTGAGATTCTCTACGGAATTATTCTTAGGATTATCATCCAAATGCATTACTATAGGATAATTATTAGGATTAGGTATATAAGCTTCAGCTACTAACCTATGAGCATAAAGTTGAGTTTTTATTTTTCTAAATCTTAAACAAAATCCATATTTTATATACCCATTAGTAGATACTGTAGGCTTACGAATTTTCCAAGTATTAGGAGTAAGCCTACCCTTATTATCATACCTACTATATAACAAACCTTCCCGGGTAATATGATACCCGGGAAAGCCATTGATATTATCTTCCATTACTTGTTTCTTCATATTAATCCAATCTTGACATTATCATGTGTATTCTGTCGTAGAAATCTAATTGGGGTACTACTAATATATCTATTACACTTAAAATACTCCACTGAGTTAACAGGTTACCCATTATATCTGACATCTGAGCCTGATAGTATCTATTTATGATTCTCTTCTTATTGTCTTCCATTGGCCATTCTTTCATATTGTACATACTCAAGGGAAGGTATATTAATAAATCACATTGTTGAACTGTAAGATCTTTGCATATATCTAAGAAAGCATCTACTTCACATTCGGGGATATTAGTAGATTGTTTATATATGAAATAAGCTGCTAAATCTACATAACTACGGTCTGTTACAAAAGTTTCTTTATCCTTGAAAAGCTTATTTCTCAGATTCAACAATTGATAATCCTTGTTTATGAGTTCTCCACATTCTTGGTGTAAAAACTCAGCATGGTGCATCTCTTTTGTATCTGGCATTAAATCTGACATACTACCAGATATAAAGGGTATACCATATTTGATTTCTATGAACTTTGCCAAAGTGGTTTTTCCTATTCCACTTGGCCCTACAAACATAATTCTTTTCATGATAACAAATCTTTAAATGGTTTCATAAATTCATTTGTCATAAAGGATGCTAAAG